ACAGATCACAGGTCGGCAAGATGCGGGAAAGCTCACAGGTCGGCGAGATGTGGGACAGAAGCACTGCAAGAGATTTTAAAAACTGGCCAAAAATTAAAATATGGGTATCTCAAGAAGGTACATTTGAGATGGTGGCGCATCAGAACAAAAGCGAGGAATAACATATGCAAGAGCAGAAGAAAAACGAATCCTGGGACGAATTCGAAGAGTTTTTCGCAACGGCAGTTATAAACCAGGCGAACAGGAGTACAAAAAGATGGTTCTTTGCATGGATGGTAACAACGGTGGTTCTATTGGTTACCAATGCAGTGTGGATATCGGTTGTTTTTTAGGAGGTGGATACGATGATTGAATGTCATGAGCGGAGACATCCGGCGGCACTCAGTTATGTGGCCGTCATGAGTGACCCAGAGCGGGCAACGGAAGCATACGAAGAACATCATCAGTGCGAAGATAAACTGTTTTGGCTTGCTATGATCTGCTGGACACTGACAGCCCTTGCGGTTGTCACACTGGCATGAGTCGGAGAATGTGCCGAACGAACCGGGCGGCGGCGCTGACCGGCGCAAGCTGTTACACCGGGTACGCGAAGCCAAAGAAAAAGGCCGTCAGCTTGACGGAGCTGAACGGCCAACTGGTAAATAAATTACAGTTACAGTTTAACAGGATTAATCCAGAAAGGCAATATGGAAAACTATAAATGTTGCGAGAGCGCACGAGGTATAGCAATAAATGAAAAAGAGCTGGACGAACTTTTTTCAGCAAAATATACAGGAATAATAGTGGACGCGCTTGACGAAGATAAGGGCTTTTGCGTGTCAATCGTTATACCAGATGAACAGTTGCCGAGGTTTATGAGAAAAATAGCAAGAAATATGAGAGACGAAACGTTGAGAACCCTAAGAGTAAGATTATGAGGAGGTAAAGACAGATGGGTGAGAAAAATATGGTTACAATCCCGTATGAGGATTTTGCGAAGCTGATGAGAACGGCAGGGCGTGTTGAAGCTGCGTTGGCTATTCTGAGATCGGAAACAGGGACCTATGTTAAATGTCCCGAGATGATTGCCATTCTGGACGGCGAAGAAACGACTATTCATGCTACCGTAGTAGGGAGTGTTTAATGTGGTGCGGAATAGGGCCGGAGGACGGCCACAGAGTTCCAGAATGCGATGCGTATGAGTATGCAAAAGCACATCTGGATGAGATGACGGAGAAGGACAAGCAGCTGTTTGTGGAGTTTTTCTTCTCCTGTGACTGGGTAAAGGAGGAAGGAGAAAGCTAAATGGAACAGGTAGAAAATATTTACGGAAACGGCATGCCAGCGGCACAGCATCATACTACGACCGAAATGGCAATCAGCCGCCAGGCACAGGAAGTGCAGGCTGCAATGGTGATTGCAAAGAAATTTCCGCGTGACGAAGTGCAGAGCTTTAACCGCATTATGCAGGCGTGCAAGAGAAAAACGTTGGCAGAGCAGGCAATGTATGAGTATCCCCGCGGTGGTACAAAGGTAACCGGTCCATCTATTCGCCTGGCGGAAGCTATGGCTCAGAACTGGGGTAATCTGGATTACGGCATCATTGAGCTGCAACAGAAGAGTGGAGAGAGCCAGGTTATGGCATATGCCTGGGATCTGGAGACAAACACCAGACAGACGAAAATCTTTTCCGTTCCGCACATCCGTAGCACGAAGAATGGAAATATCACATTGACAGATCCCAGAGACATTTATGAGCTGGTAGCGAATCAGGGAGCCAGAAGAGTCCGTGCCTGTATTCTCGGCGTAATTCCGGGTGATGTGATTGATTCAGCGCTTGCTCAGTGTAATGCTACATTACTGAGCGACAATGGAGACAAACCGTTAATAGACTTAGTGCGTGATGCTGCAGCTTTGTTTCAGAGCGATTATGGTGTAACAATCCAGATGCTCGAAAAGTTTATCGGATGCAAAAGTGAGAGCTTTACCATGAATGATCTGATTCGTTTGAAGCGCGTGTACAAGTCTTTAAAGGACGGCATGGCAAAGCGAGAAGATTACTTTGAGATGATTCCGGATGCAAATCCAGATGATGTGGACAACCCATTTGAAGGAAAGAAGCAGCGCACTACTGGAAAAGCGGTAGCAGCTGATGAGCAGAAAAAGGCAGCCAATAAAGTAACGAAGAAAGAACCGGTTCAGCCATCGGATGAAGTGGATCCTTCCTTTATTCCGCCGGATGCCGGAGAGGTAGGAACACCGTTCCATTAAGTCAGAGAGGAGAAAAACGCAATGGTATTAACAGAGCAGAATTATTACGGTCAGGAAGCCAGTCGGCAGTTTTTCTCAGTCTCTCAGTATAAGGATTTCATGAAGTGCGAAGCAATGGCAATGGCTAAGATTCGCGGGGAATACCAGCAGCCGGTAACAAAAGCGCTGCTGGTGGGATCCTTTGTGGATTCCTATTTTGAGGGGACCTTAAAACAGTTTATGGAGAAGAATCCGGAACTGTTTACCCGCAAGAATGAGTTAAAGAGCGAGTTCCGCAAAGCCAATGAAATTATCGGGAGAGTAAAATCTGACCCGCTTTTTATGCAGTTCATGAGCGGAGAAAAACAGAGGATTATGGTTTTCACTCTGTTTGGCGTTCCCTGGAAGATGAAAATGGACAGTTATCTGCCAGGAACCTGTATTGCGGATTTAAAGATTGTGGCCAATTTTAAAAATCTTCCGTTGTGGCGTTACGATCTGCAGGGTGCAGTGTATCAGGCCGGTGTGGAAGCAGCTACTGGAGAGAGGCTTCCGTTTTATCTGGCAGTGGCCACAAAGGAGCGGGTACCGGATCTGGATATTTTCCAGATTCCGCAGAATACCCTAAATCTTGCTTTGGATGAAATCGGTTTTAACATTGAGCATTTTGCAGAAGTGAAAGCCGGAGTGGTACCACCGAAATATTGTGGGAAATGTGATTACTGTAAATCCATAAAAGGTGCCCGCATCCGTAACTACAATGAGCTGCTTGATATGTGAGGAGAGACAAGATGAAACTGGTGAAAATTTTAAGTGATAGCGTTCGGATTCGGACGAACGTATCAGAGTTCCAGAATGTCCGGATTAATGATCTTTTGGAAGTATCAGATACATCGGCCCGCCTGGTTACAATGGTAACCGGTCTTACGGACACAGATTCGGAGGAACGTCTCGGGGAGACTGATTTCCTGGGAGAGATTACAGGAATCAAAACGATTGACTGTACCATTATCGGCAGTCTGAAGGATGGACGTTTTGTAAAGTCTCTGGATGATTATCCGACTACGGACGTGCAGATTTTTAAGATTGATCTGCAGGAATTTGCACATATGATTGCACCGCGGGAGAAAGATTGTTTTCAGCTTGGCCGTTACGCTGCATATGATGTGCCGGCCTGGGTAGACGGAAACAAGTTCTTCCAGCGTCATGCCTGCATCGTCGGCAATACCGGCTGCGGCAAGTCTGAGACTGTGGCGAAGATCCTGGAAGAGACTGCGAAGCTTCCTGGGGCAAATGTGATCGTCTTTGATATCCACGGCGAGTACAGTGCCCTTTCCTATGCCCACAGTATTAAAATCGGTGAAGATTTCCATTTTCCGATCTGGATGTTTGGTTTCCAGGATATTGTAGCCAATATTTTAAAGATTCGCGAGGAATCAGCCACCGCAGTTATGACGGCTCTGCGGAAGTGTTATTACGCCGTATGTCCGGACGGGAAAGAAAATAAGCCCGTGTATTTTAATTACCAGAGCCTGATCCGTGAGATGGAAGAACTGGATAATCAGGTTGTACATACAGGAGAGTATTACAAGACCGGAGAGAAAGCCGGGCAGCCAAAGACCACAAAGGGCGAGTACAACGGCAAGCTGGCGGGAACGATTAACCTGTTAAAGGATCGTCTTCTGGATGGCCGCTACAGCTTTTTATTTCATGATGAGCAGCAGAGCTACTTATATGATCTTCTGGAGCTGCTCCTGGGTGACGATAAGGCAGTGAAAAATGTTGACCTGTCAGATATTCCGCATGATGTTGCGCTTCCTATTATCGGTGTGATCACCCGGATGATTTTTGATCTGCAGAGATTGCAGGACAAGGATCAGATCCGGCCGGTTGTTCTGGTGTGTGATGAGGCACACGCATACATCCCGAATAATCTGCAGCTTTCGGCAAGCCAGCGGCGCATGGTGGAAGTTTTTGAGGACATTGCAAAAGAAGGCCGTAAGTTCGGGATTACCTTATTTCCGGCCACGCAGAGACCGTCCGAATTGAATCGTACAATCGTTGCACAGTGTGCAAACTTCATCGTTGGTAAACTCAACAACGAAAATGACAAGGTTTTGATTAAAGGCATGCTTCTGGATGGAGATGATGCGTTGATTGATTCCGTGACTATGTTCAGTCCCGGTGAGGTTCTGGTGATTGGTGATGCAGTGCCAATTCCTTTAAAAATCAAAGTGGATCTGGCATCAGAGCGGCCAATTTCTCGGACTATTAATTTCTGGGATGTTTGGAGAGAGGGAAAATCCTTAGATGTCACGGAATTGGCAGATAAATATTTATGATGTAAACGCCGCAAGGCTTTACATATAGCTCATGGCTTTGATTAATGTGTCACGACAGTATATTGATGCCATTGATATTGCCCCGCACGCTGATATCTGACCTGCGGGGCAGAAAGGAGGGCTATGGGAGACTATAAAGCATCTCCTGAAGAAATAGCCATTGTGCACAACGCAATAGGTATTGGGAGAGAAAATGCGACAACAAGACATGATTTATGCCGCATGACTGGTCTCGATGATCGAGTTGTAAGAGATGCGATTCAGAGCATCAGAAAAGATTATGCGGTTTTTATAGGAGCTACAGGTAAAGGATATTATATTCCCCGTGTTACTCGCGAGGAACGGAAAACGGCAGAGCGTTGGATATTATCACAAGAAAGACGTGCCGCCAGCATAAAAGAATCAGAACGCGGCGCAAAGATTTTTATGAAAAAATGTGACCAGCAAGTAGAGGGGCAGTTATCGTTGTTTGGAGGTTGCGATGGGTAAAGCACAGAGAGAAAAGGGCAAGCGTGGAGAACTCGAGCTTGCCGGGATACTCCGGGAGGAGGGATACGACACCAGAAGAGGGCAGCAGTATTGCGGTGCAGCTGGAAACGCTGATGTGATCGGTCTCCCAGGCATCCATATTGAGTGCAAGCGGGTCGAGAAGTTGAAGCTTTTGGATGCAGTAGCACAGGCGGTACATGACGCACTGCCCGGCCTGCTTCCGGCGGTATTCCATCGGCGCGACCGCTGCGAATGGTTGGTAACCATGCGGCTTACCGACTGGATCCAGATTTACAGAGAGTGGGAGGCCGGAAGAGATGAGAGATAGCTTCATTTTTTACGCCAGCTTCGCAAAAGCTATCAAGCGCAGACCGGAAACGGAACAGCTTAAGGCGCTGTGGGCCATCATTGATTACGGTCTGTATGGAATAGAACCGGAGGATGACGGCAGTGACGCGGCGTATATGTCCATTTTTGAGATGGCACAGCCTCAGATTGATGCCAACATCAAGCGCAAGGCTGATGGGGCGAAAGGTGGGCGTCCGGCGAAACAAACCTACACGGAAGAAACCAGTGGTAATGAAGATGGAAAACCAGTGGTTAAGAAGAAAAAGAAAGAAGAAAAGCCGGAAGACAACAGTCCTGTTGTTGGATACATACCTTTGGTTGACGGAACTGAGTATGCTGTTACAGAAAACGCGCTTGCAGAGTGGCAAAAGCTTTACCCGGCCATAGATGCTAAACAGGAGTTAAGGTCACTTATTGGATGGAATAAAGCCAACCCTACATATAAAAAGACTCGTGCCGGAATTAACAGGCACCTTAATAGCTGGTTTTCCAGAGCGCAGAACAGTGCGAAAAAGGGCGGGCAGCAGAAGAAGCAGAATTCCTTTTGCAACTTCGAGCAACGCGACACTGACTATGACAGCATTGTCAATAACAGCGTAAAAGAGTGGATTGGAGGGGACGCATGATAAAGCTTTTAAAAGGTTTTGATATCCGTGTAAGAATCATGAGCGCAGAACATAAGCATCACAGATTCTGCGGTACCGTGATCGGCAGCTATGATGGTGTATACGGTGTGCTGTTGGATACCGGAGAGTATATGGATATTCCGGCAGAACAGGCGCAGGTAATAATGGTAAAGGAGAACATCGTAAAAGCTGGAGGGATGAGCTGAATGGATTTTGTATTAATTGAAAAAGAGAAGGCCGAAAAAATTGGCCGTTTGCTGGAACGTTACGGGCGGATCCAGCGCCGGAGAGCCTGGCACAAGCGCAGCAGGTCAGGAAAACGGAAATAAATTCTATGACTAATTTATGACTTTCTATGACTAAACTTAATTGGAATCAGCCAAAGCAGTGTATTTAATTACCTGAAAAAGCTGGAGCAGGAAGGAAAATAGCAGGAGGCGGATATGTGGATCAATAGAGCGAAATACGAAGTTGAAAAAAGCCAGGCAAAACAAAGAATTGAGTACCTTGAAAATTTAATTTGCCCGTGTGAGTCCCACGACTACAGAAAAATCGATTTTCACTTTGAGGGAGGCACTGGCCGCGGGGACGAGGTAACCATTTATCATTACAAGTGTTCGAAATGCGGAAAAGTTAAAAACACTTATAAAATTTTAAATTAAGATTGAGGTGATGAAATGAAAGACTATGAAAAAGAGTTTGAAGCACAGAGAGACAATATGGACAATGTTCTGGCAAGAACGTATGACTTGGGCAAGATTAATGCATTAGATGCACTGATCTATGCAGTAAATAGTGGAATCTGGAAGGAAATGTCGTATGAAAATGTTGTATTGATGAGAGATAAGCTGGCACAGGCAATGGAAGCAGATAATTAAGATTTGGAGGTTGAAAAAGAACATGATTGAAAAAATGAAAATGATGGAACAAACGGTGCCAACACATTTGGCTGTAAAGGTGAACGGAGAATACGAGATTTTTTACAAAGAACTGGATGATTGTTTTGGATATGAATTTAAGGTTTTCCCTGCTTTAGATGGTGCGCTTGAGGCTGTAAAAGAGGTCGTAGAAGAAATGGAATCTCAGTCTTATGATCATGGTTCATCGTGGAGAAAAACTTGTATTGAAGAAATACAAAAAGATGATCCATACGATATGTATAGATTTTTTAGAGTGAAATTCAGAAATAGAGATTCAAACTGAAATTTAGGAGGTGAGTCAGACGGCGGTAACTATTTACAGCGTTAAGAAAAATGAGCAGTTTGTTGGAATGCACACTGCAAAAGAGATTGCAAGCATGCTTAAGTGCAAAGAGGGAACCGTTGGCGTATATGCCAGGAATGGCTTACGGCTTTACGGCGAGTATGAATTTAAGGCAGTAGACAGCAAGCCGTTGGCGAAAGAAATGCGCAGGTTATCTTTGGAATATGAAAAGGTGAGGACTCAGTTACTTAACAGCCGGTATGATTTGAGTAGAATCAAGATCATACCAGAAATGGAGCCAGAGGATGAGAACAAGGGAAGCAAAGATGTCTGATTATGACGTACCCAAAGAGGACGAATCCAAGCTTGACACTTACTGTCGCAGCCCGGATCCTGAGATAAAGCTTATCCTTTTTGGATGCGCGATATCAAAGGCTCCCGGCATGGAGATAGTGATATACGAGAGCCTGACAGCAAAGGATCCGAAAGAAGCTGGATATTACAGCCTATTGAGAAAAGGCCGGGACATTCCGGCCAAGACCGATGATTTTTACGGATATCGAAGAAAAGTCAAAGCAGAGTTTTATCACAGGTTGAAGCTCTTCGGCCTGTGGAAATACAAGTAAGGAGATATAAGAATTATGGAACATAAAAACAAGTGGTGGTCACCCGCCAAGATGATACCACCACTTACCTAATCTGCTTACAGATTTAAGGAGCAATAATGGAAGAGAACACAATAACGACAGTGGAGTGCCGGAAACTGCGGGAACTCATCCGTGATATCACAAGCGGGTGTATTCTTACCCGTGATGAATACAATCAGATCTGTGGCATAATCATGGGAGCAATGCAAAGATTCATAGAGGAGTCGGAAGAATAAATGGATATTGGCAAAAACATTAAAAGAATCCGCATCAAGAAAGGTCTTACCCAATTGCATGCTGCAAAACTGTGTGGAATGCTTGAACCTCAGTACAGACGTTATGAAAACGGAAAGAGCAATCCACGGGCCAGTACAGTAGAGAGAATTGTATCAGCGTTGAACGTACCGGTTAGTGAGCTTTACAAGCAGCCAAAGTATCCGGTACAATACGCAGATAACCTTGCACCATTCTGCCCGGTATGCGGAAGTGCCGAATACATGGAGAACCCAGACGGAAATGAGAATAGCTATTGCGGTAAGTGTGGCACTCTGTTGGACTGGGAGAACATGGAGGATGTGGACGCGGTGGATGTATAACCATATGAACAAAGGAACACGAGAAAAAATATATGGAAAATAAGCTATAAAAAGAAACGAGATGTATCAAGAAAAAATATGGTGATACATCTCGTTTTAGATTTTTTAAAATGAAAATAGGGTGATAGTATATGAACCTTAACCAGATACAAAGAAAGCTGCAAAGAGCATTGCTCACAAAGCAGTTTGTAACAAAGATAGGGACAAGCCAGTTTTACAGTGCGGATCAGAACCGGATGATAACCATGTACAGCGTGAGTACACCTACACTGCAATATGTGAAAGGTAAGTGGAAAACAAAGGACTATGAGATCATCCGGACAGCATCACAGGTTGATGTTGTCATGACCTTAAAGGAGATGTGGGAAGCACTGGTAGACTGGTAGTAATGACAGGATGGTGAGTAGATGGCCGAGCTTACGCCAAAGCGGGAAGCGTTCGCGAAAAACTTCATAGAAAATGGTGGGAATGCGACTGATGCGGCGAGGAAAGCGGGATATAAGAAGCCAGAACAGGAAGGATGCAGACTGTTGAAGAATGCTGATGTTGCGGCCTATATAGCGAACAAACAGGCAGAGCTTGACAGGCGCAACGGTACCGACACTATGTCTCTTGCGGATATCCAGAAGCGGCGGGCCATGATAGCGAGGGGCGAGGTGAAGGATTCCTTCGGATTCACCCCGGCGTTTTCCGAACAGCTTAAGGCCATGTCTGACCTGGAAAAGGCTATCACCATCAAGGAGCAGAAAGAAGCACAGCAGAGGGCAGCGGAAGCCGCCAGAGCGGCTGGAGAGTACCACCTTGACCTAGACATAATAGCCGATGTGTTTCACCCAATGGTGCGTGACATCCGGCGCGGACTACACACAGAATATGTTTTACCCGGCGGACGCGGTAGTACGAAGTCTTCCGGGATTTCGTGCATTATCATAGAGCTACTGAAAAACTACTCAGATATGCACGCCCTGGTGCTGCGTAAGGTTGGAAACACTATCAAGGATTCCGTGTATGCGCAGATTAAGTGGGCTATATCGAAGATGGGGCTGGAGGAAGAATTTAGGTTCAAGACTTCTCCATTTGAGATAACCTACAAGCCGACCGGGCAGAAGATATACTTCCGCGGCGCTGACGATCCGCTTAAGATTAAGTCCATCAAGCCGGAGTTTGGCTACATCGGTATCGTGTGGTTTGAGGAGCTGGATCAGTTCGCAGGGCCGGAAGAGGTCAGAAACATACAGCAGTCAGCTATCCGTGGCGGTGACAAGGCGTATAGGTTTAAGTCTTTCAACCCGCCAAGAAGTAAAAACAACTGGGCGAATGAGTACACCGCGGAAGCAGAGTTCAAGGATGCTGCTGCAAAGGTGGTCCGAAGCACATACAAGGATGTTCCGGCAGAATGGTTGGGCGAACAGTTCATTAATGATGCCGAGCATCTGAAAGAAGTCAATCCTGCTGCCTACGAAAACGAGTACATGGGCGAAGCCAACGGAAACGGCGGCAACGTATTTGAGTTTATCGAGGAGCGGACCATAACTGACGAAGAAATCAGCCAGATGGACCGCATCTATCAGGGCGTTGACTGGGGATGGTATCCAGACCCGTATGCGTTTGTGCGCATATATTATGATTCTGCACGTGAGACTATATTCTTCATCGATGAGATGTACGAAAACAAAAAAACGAACAGTTGGACATCTGCGGAGATAAAACGGCGCGGATATGATGACTACGTTATAACTTGCGACAGCGCAGAGCCTAAATCTGTGACAGATTACAGAGATGATGGCTTGCCAGCAAGAGCGGCGAAGAAAGGCCCCGGAAGCGTTGAATATTCCATGAAGTGGCTACAGGGAAAGAAATTGGTTATGGATCCGAACCGAACACCAGAAGCCTGCAAAGAATTTAAGAAATACGAATACGACCGGGACAAGGACGGCAATATCATAAGCGGCTATCCAGACCGGGACAATCATTTAATTGATGCGACCCGTTACGCTACGGAATCGCTGTGGGAGAGAAGGGGGAATAGTGCATAATGTGTAAATTTTGCGATGAATTGAACATTTTGAAGAACAACTTTGTGGGATACAAATATGGTTGCCAGATTTACGCGACTTCTTACTATACAAAAGCAGGGGTTACATCTCAACCATTTGACCTTAATTGGTGTCCTGTTTGCGGAAAAGGGATAAAGAAAGATTTGAAGAAGGGAACGGCAAATAAAGTCACACATGTTATTATTGGCGAAACCGTAATTCCGGCAGGGAATCTTATCAGTGTAAACGCAAGCTATGGCGAGGTGGAGGTGGAATACAGGGACGATATCGAAAAAGGCGTTGTGCGGACCGTAAAGCTGAGTGCTCAATACGGAAGCACTGGTGTTATCGTAGATGACATGAACGATAAACTTGGCGGTTGACGGGACAAAAAAGAAGCAATATGATGGTTACACAACAGCAGAAACGAAAAGGAGGAGCGGAATGAAAAGAACCAAAGGCATGATGGAGAGAGTTGAAATTGTAGAAATTCTCGGGACTCGCATTCCAATTGATAGGGTAAGGAACATCGTAACAGAAGAGGGATATGTTACGGTAGAATACAACGATCTGGACAAGTTTCCGTGCAATGATATAGAGACTGTGGTAACGGTAAAATCTCCAGAAAGGTATGTGAATTTTATAACAGGTGATAGGTGAGCGAATTGGGAATCTTATCAACGATAAAAAGGTGGTTTAGCATGATTTTTAAACGGCAGGCAGAGAACGACTTTGATGTGGAATCCATAGTATCTCCAGAGATGGAAAAAGCTATAGATCAGTGTGCGAAGATATACCACGGTCAGCCGGAGTGGTTGGACGATGATGAGGGTATTAAGACCATCAACTTTGCAAAGGCTCTTTGCTCCGAAACTGCCCGCCTGACAACACTGGGTATCGGAATACATCTGGAGGGCAGCACCCGTGCAACGTGGTTGCAGCAGCAGATAGACCTTGTCTACGCGAAGCTCCGCGACTGGGTGGAGTACGGATGCGCATACGGAACCGTGTTTTTGAAGCCAAACGGCACAAGCCTGGATGTATTCACCCCGGCGGACGTGCTGCTTGTTGATTATGACAACTTGGATGTGCGCGGAATCATCTTCAAGGACAGCTACCAGTCCGGGAAGAAATGGTACACCCGTTTGGAGTATCACAGATTTGTTGAGGCAGTGCAGGACGGTGTGACGCTTTACCCATACTATATAAGCAACCGGGCGTATGTATCCAAGTCTGATCAGAGTATTGGTGACCCGATACCATTAACGCAGACCAAATGGGCTGACATGGTAGCAGACACGCCGCCGATTCTCAAAGCATCCGGAGAACCGTTGGACAAGCCAATGTTCGGTATCTTCCGAACTCCGCAGGCCAATAACGTAGATATATCGTCCCCACTTGGGCTGCCGATATTCCGCGAAGCCGTAGAGGAACTGAAAGATCTTGATATAGCATACAGCCGGAATGCGGGAGAGATATTTGACAGCCAGAAGATCATACTGGCTGATGATAGACTGATGTATGAGAGCGGGCAGAAGATAAAACACCGTGGCCCGGCGGATGCGGTAGGGCTTCCGCATTACGTTAAAAATGTGTTTGGCAACGATACAAAGGAGTTTTACCAGGAGATTAACCCACAGCTTAATACCGATGTCAGAATCAAGGGCATCAATAACCTGTTAAGCCAGATAGGATACAAGGCCGGATTTGCAAATGGGTACTTTGTATTCAATGAGTCTTCCGGCATCCAGACGGCTACAGGCGTGGAAGCTGACCAACAGCGCACCGTCCAGTTTATCAAGGATGTACGCGATCAGTTGGAAGCGTGCCTTGATGCCACCATATACGCACTTAACGTATACGCAGACCTTTACAACCTGTCACCTGTAGGGCCTTATGAGGTTACATATGACTTTGGTGACATCCTCTACGACAGGGAAGCGGACCGTAGCCGCTGGTGGCAGTATGTTACGCAAGGCAAGGTTCCGGCGTGGTACTATTTTGTCAAATTCGAGGGTATGACAGAAGAGGATGCAAAAGCAATGGTAGAGGAAGCGCAGCCAGACGAAAGAAAGCTGTTTGACGAAGAATAGGAGGTATTGGGATGATAAGTAACTGTGGGCACGATGAGCGCGGCAAGTATTCCGGCGGCAAGGCAGGAGATCAGAAGGGTGACGAATGGGCCGTTATTCCGTGGTATAGCCGCCCTTGGGGCGTTATGCTCCGGCACCCAAACGCTGCGATAGGGAAAAAGATTGCTGAGCTTGCGGAAAGAGCGGCGAAGAACGACCATATTGGCTACGATCAGGGAGACCGTTACACCTTCTGGCAGCAGCTGAAAGCATCCGGTTACGATCCGGCAAAGATTGCGATTGACTGCGAAGCGGACTGTAGCTCCGGCGTTGCCGCTATCGTAAAGGCTGTGGGATATCTGATGCAGGACAAAAAGCTCCAGGGCTTGAGCATCTACTGTTATACAGGTAACCTCCGGGCGGCGCTTGTGAAGGCAGGGTTCGGCACATACACAGAAAAAGAGTACCTTAACGGTGATACTTACCTGCGTCCTGGTGATATCCTACTGTTGGAGGGCCACCATGTAGCGGTTAATCTGACCGAAGGAAAGCTGGCCAACGTAGGAAACTATTTGACCGGATGGCGCAAATCTGACGGTAAGTATATGTATTTCTCCGGCGGCAAAGCCTTAAAAAACCGCTGGGAACTTATCAACCATCACTGGTACCTGTTTGGCGCAGACGGCTATATGCTGACCGGGTGGCACAGATGGGACGGACACAACGTAGATCCAGAGGGGAATACCGGGGACTGGTACTATCTGGATGAGACTGCCGGGGGAGTCTTGGAGGGAGCTTGCTGGCACAGCCGGGACAACGGCAGTATGGAAATTTGGTATGTAGAGTAGAGGAAGCAGTATGGCTATATCAAAACCTATAACACGAGTAGAACAGTATCTTGCACATATATCAGGGATGCGCGTCAACGTTCCGGAAGTCCCTTTAACAAGAGAAGAAATGTACCTTGCTGCGTGGGCTAAGAAGAGCGGGATTGAAGATACTGAGATGCAAGGAGACCCGCCATTGACGCTTAAAGACTGCATAGGAGAACCATTTAATGGATTGGTGCTGTATGGCAAATCCACGCAGGTGACGACGACGGGGGCACAGCTGCTAAATTTGGTTGACAGAGAATCTGCAACGATATGTGGTTTGACATGGCAAATAAAGAACCAATGTATATCTGTGAACGGTACAGCTACAGACGAAGGAAATGTTACGGATTTTTATATCTGTGGTGCTAGAGATGCATATGCAGATGTAGATTTTCCAGATGGGGAAATAACGATATCTGCCGATTTGCCAAAGGATACTATAATGTATGTTGTAAAAAACGGTGGAACTACTTTAACATATATTGCATCAAATAAAAAGGATGGTTCTTTTGAACATATATCGGGAAGCAAATATCGCATCCTATTCAGAGTAATGAAGAAAGGTGCAATATGCGATAATGTTATCAAAGTAATGTTTAATACAGGAAACACTCCCCTCCCGTGGGAACCGTACACCGGCGGAAAGCCGTCCCCATCACCGGATTACCCGCAGGAGATTCAGAGCGCAAAAGGCGAGGTAGTGGTGCATGGAAAGAACCTTTTTGGTGGAAGATTTTACTATGCGATGTATGCGAAAGGAATGTTGTTAATAGATAAAAGTCAGAAAGATAAAGAGGTTAAATTCCCGTATCAACCAGAAACAGAAACTAGAGGAATTTGTAAAGTCCTAAAGTGCCAGAAAGGGAAAACTTATGTTATCTCCGTGACAAATCCGAACAAAAACGCAACCATAGGTATGGCCGAATATGAAAACATAGAGAATGCGTACGCACATACCAATAATGTTGGGTTTGCCGTTATGACAAATAAAACCAAACAACTATACACCGCAAAGAGTGATGGAATCCTTGTATGCGGAATTGCGGGCACATGGACTGACGGAAAAACAACTGTGCATGAATGCACAGAATCAGAGCTATTGCAAGTGGAAGAAGCATCGGAAGCGACATCTTACGAACCATACCACAACCCACAGACACTTACCCTATCCGCACCAAATAGTCTGCCTGGTATCATGGTCACTTCCGGTGGCAACTATACCGATGAGAATGGTCAGCAGTGGATCTGCGATGAGGTGGATATGGAGCGTGGAGTGTATGTGCAGAGAGTGAAGAAAAGTGTTATTGGCAATGCGAAGTGGCGTGTAACCAATATTAATAAACACGAATTTGCAACAGAAGCATTACATAACACGAATAAATCATATTTTTACGCAAATGGTTTATGCGATATGTATAACGTTATTACATCCAGTAAGGAGCGCTACACTGACAAAAAAGTGATTTTTGGCATTGATGGCTATCAATTATTTGTGTGTGACAGTGATTTTAATACAGTTGATGAGATTGGGGCATATTTTTTGGATCATCCAATGACTATAATGTACGTCCTCGCTACCCCCATCGAGACCCCACTCTCAGAAACCGACATCGCCGCTTACCGTGCTCTCACTACCTACAAAGGAACAACTATATTAGAAAGCGAGTGTTATTTAAAAGTAAAATATTCTAAATTGAGGAAGTGATAATATGTCAAGCTTACCGAAACCGATAACACGGATTGAACAGTATTTATATGCCATAGCAAGCAATGAAGCGGAAATTCGAAAACAGGCTCTTTTGACTCAATATGTAGCAGCTATGGCAGATATTTATATTCCAGAGGAGGATGCATATGTACAGGATACTGATACAACTGCGGATGTATTGCCCGAAAAATGAGTGGATTAAGCTTGTAGAGCAAGCAAGGAAAGCTAGGAAGATAACCGCTGATGAGTACGAAAAGCTCATGGAGTAGACTATGCTGAGTCCAGACTATCTAAAAAGAATAGCAGAGGGCAGCGAGGATATAGCATCTTCGCTACATAGCTATATCCTAAACCGAATCATCGAAGCTATCATGATCCGATTGGGGCGCGGGGAGAAGTACATACTCACATCATCCGACCGCTGGCGCATCCAGATACTGCAAGATGCCGGGTATCTGTTGCAGGATATCACGCAGGAGATAGCCCGATATACAAAGTTACAGCGCGAAGAGGTAGCCGCCGCAATGGAAGAAGCCGGAGTAAAGGCTATGGCTTACGATAAGGCTGTATACGAAGCTGCCGGAATCACCACGGAAGCCCTAGAACAGTCTCCGGCATTAGTGCGGATACTCCAGAGAGATTATGAAGCAACGATGGGCGAATGGTCGAACATGACAAGAACCACCGCAGAAGCCGCACAGAGCCTTTTTATAAGCGAGTGCGACAATGCGTACCATAAGGTCATAAGTGGGGCTGTATCGTACACACAGGCCGTCAGAGAAGCTGTTGATACGGTTGCGCAGAATGGTGTTATAGTCCGGTATCCAACGGGGCATAGAGACACCATTGAGACGGCAACAGCGCGAGCGGTGCGCACCGGGATATCTCAGGCTTCCGGTGACATATCCATGCAGCGGATGAAAGAGCAGGAGTGGGATATAATCCTTGTATCGGCACACATCGGAGCCAGAACGGGAGACGGCGGGGCGAATCCTGGAAACCACCTGTGGTGGCAAGGGCAGTTTTATAGCCGAACCGGGCAAGACAAGCGCTTCCCCCCTTTTTCTCTGACTGGATACGGCACGGGCGAGGGCCTGGGCGGTTGGAACTGCCGTCACAGCTTCGGCCCAGGTGACGGGGTAAATAATCCGTACAAGGATATCCAAACTGCGGACAACGAGCGCATGGAGAAGTTGGAGCAGCGGCAACGAGCCTTAGAGCGCAGAATCCGCAAAACAAAGCAAGCGGTTATGGGCCTACAGACGGCGGTAGAAAACTGCAAGGATGACGCACTGCGATTCGAATTGCAAGCCGAGCTTGACAGGAAGTCTTATCTTTTACAAAAGCAAAATGCTGCATACAAGGATTACTGTAAGCAGAACGACCTAAGAGAATTACAAGACCGCCTCATGATAGCGAAGTGGAACCGCCAGAGCGCCGCAAAAGCCAGAGGAGCGGCGAAGCGATATAAAACAGCAAAGGGGATTGACTGATGGACAAATGGGAATATTTCAATCCGAACCCTGTTAAGGATAAGAGAACAGGAGATTGCGTTGTCCGGGCAATATGCAAGGCAACCGGTTTTGACTGGGAAACAGCATTCGCCGGATTAATGGTACAGGCATGTGCTCTGTCAGATATGCCGAGTGCAAATTATGTCTGGGGTGCGTACCTTAAAGACTTGGGATATCAGCGACACTTGATAGACGATCATGGACGTTATATCTATACAGTCAACGACTTCTGCGCAGACCATCCAACCGGCACATACATTCTCTGTATAGATGGTCATGTGGTGACGGTACAGAATGGCAAATATTACGACACCTGGGACAGCGGAGGCGAGATCCCAGTGTATTACTGGGAGAAAAAATAATACTTTAGGAGATAAACACTATGGAAGTGATTATACACTATGTAACTGCACACTGGGTCTCATGGCTGTTTGGCCTTATGTCAGTATTGCTTTCTGGGGCATATCATAAATTGTCTAAACAATTAAAATCAGAGCGCACCCGAACAAATGCAATCAATGCGGGAGTTTTGGCGCTCCTCCATGACCGACTTTATCAGGCCTGTACCTTTTATTTAAAACGCAAATACTGCACCCTGGAAGACAGAGATAATCTTGAGTATATGTTTAAGCCATACAAGGCACTCGGAGGAAATGGAACCGGTGAGGATCTTTATAACAGGTGTTTGGCTCTGCCATATGAGCCAAGAGAAAGCGAGGTGTGATAGATCTCATCTTGAAAGTGTATGATTTTACAGTACCGGAGCTGAACCAGTTCCGGCAACTTGCGAATTTTACACCAGAAGAAAGAGCTTTATTTGAATACCGGGCCGCAGGTGTACCAATGGAGATCTGCGCAGAAAACATGAATGTCAGCCTTGCCACCGCGAAGCGGATCAGCCGCCGGGTAAATTCAAAGATCATTCGCGTATGCGGAACTTTATAGATACTTTATTGAGCCTTTGACGAACTGTCAGGGGCTTATTTTTTATGCCAAAATATAAGCATGGAGCAGATGTTTTCCGATGACTATGAGATAGAGATACCTATAAAAACCGATTACCACGATATTTTGATCTTTTTGGAAGAATTGGAGGAAATCGAACATGGCAGCATATCCGAACATGTATCAGCCATACCAGCCGTATCAAGACCGTATGGCGCAGATAAACCAATACCAGCCCGTCCCGCAGCCGATGGCAGCGCCGACAAATAACCAGGGAATACTCTGGGTGCAGGGCGAGACTGGGGCGAAGTCTTACCTTGTTGCACCCGGATCATGCGTATTGCTGATGGACAGCGAAGCGGAGCGGTTTTACATCAAGTCAACGGATGTATCCGGCATGCCGCAACCTTTACGCGTGTTTGAGTACCACGAAATAAACGGCAGAATGCCGCAGAAGCAGCCAGAAGCTGCCATGAATGATATGTATGTTACCCGTAAAGAGTACCAGGACCTTTTTGACAAATACAATGAGATTCTGGACAAGATAAATTCGTTTCCAGCAAGCGGCGGCTCTACTGCCAAACCGGAGAGCCGGAGATCAAAGGGAGGTGCGGCAGCAGATGAGTAACCCATTATTCCAGATGTTCGGCGGTGGCATGCCGATGGGCGGCAATGGCCCCATGCAGATGATGCAGCAGTTTGCACAGTTTAAGCAAAACTTTAAGGGAGACCCAAAAGCCGAGGTACAAAAGATGCTGCAATCCGGCAGAATATCACAGGCGCAGCTTAACCAGGCTCAGCAGATGGCACAGCAGTTTCAACGGATGCTGGGCGGCATGAAATAGTACATTATCCCGGCCGGGAATGTAAATAAATCAAAGGAGATATCAATATGGATGGAACTTACAGCTTAGCCGATATTGCGGCGGCTACCGGAACCAACAACCGGAACAATGATGGAATGTTTGGCGGAGACGGTGTCTGGTGGCTCATCGTTTTATTCATTTTCGCTTTCTGCGGATGGGGTGGCAATGGCTGGGGAAACGGCGGAGGTGGAGCAGCCGGAAGCGCATACACCGATTCCGCAATCCAGCGTGGCTTTGACAACCAGGCAGTTATCAGCAAACTGGACGGCCTGTCCAGCGGCCTGTGTGATGGCTTCTATGCCATGAATAACGGTATGCTTACCGGAATCAACGGCATCAATACAAACGTCATGCAGACTGGCTTCGGCATCCAGCAGGCTATTAATGCCGATACTGTAGCCAACATGCAGAACACCAACGCACTCCAGGCGCAGCTTGCTCAGTGTTGCTGTGAGACCCGGGAAGCAATCCAGGGTGTAAACTACAACATGGCGCAGAACACCTGTGCACTCCAGAACACCATGAATAACAACACCAGAGACATTATCGACAGCCAGAACGCAGGAACCAGAGCTATTCTGGACTACCTGTGCAACGAGAAAATTTCTTCCCTCCAGGCTGAAAACAATGATCTTAGACGTGCTGCATCTCAGGATCGTCAGAGTGCATTGCTTACTACAGCTATGTCAGCACAGACCCAGCAGCTCATTAATGCGATCAATCCGGCACCGATTCCGGCTTACCAGGTGCCGAACCCGAACGTATACTATGGCTGTAACACTGGTTGCAACTGCTGACAACCTCATATCTGTATCTTCTGATGTTTTGTTGACCTCAACAAGACATTGGATGTTCGGCCCAGAGCCGGTATTACGCAAATCGGCAGGCTCAGTCCTGCCTTTTTGCGATATGAAAAAGGAGAAAACAATATGGCTGAATATGTAGCTGTTGCCGCTCAGGATGTGGCAGCGAATGGAAATGTAGTATATACCAACACAGCGGTAAAAGGGACCGCATGTGTTCAGCACCGGGAGGGCAGCGGAATAGTTACTCTCAGAGGAATGACGAACCAGTGTAAGGCCCGCTATTTTGTGGCTTTTTCTGCAAATATTGCCGTTCCGACCGGAGGGACAGCAGAAGCAATCTCTCTTGCAATCGCGATCGGCGGCGAACCGGTCTTATCATCTCAGATGATATCCACTCCTGCGGTGGTGGAAGCGTTTAACAACGTATCCGCAGGTATCTTTATTGATGTGCCGCGTGGGTGCTGCTCAAATATTGCAGTGGAGAACACCAGCACGCAGGCTATAACCGTAGCAAACGCAAATCTTGTGGTAACACGGGTAGCATAAGGAGGTGGGATGATGAGAGATATTAAAGATCTGTGCGCACGAATTGAAGATGAAATATCCAATATCGCAGAAAAAGGCCTCACCTCTGGCAATCTGGACACCGCCTTTAAGTTGATTGATATGTATAAGGATATCAAAAACACAGAGTACTGGGATAAAAAGGGCGAGTATTATATGACCGTGCTGGATCAGATGCGTGACGGTGTAGGTGATTACAGTGAACGCCGTGGACGAGACAGCATGGGCCGTTACAGTTCTTCTGATGGCCGGATGATGCCGGACTATGACCGCGGAGCATCTTACATGCGCCGCGGCGAACATTACGTGCGAGGGCATTACAGCCGCAATGATGGACGGGATGCTTACGATGATTACATGGCACAAAAACAGAGTTACCGATCCGGCAAATCTGAAGACTGTAAGCGCAAGATGCTGGCCGCACTGGAAGAGCATCTTGATGGTCTTACGGCAGAGATTGGGGACATGTCAAAGGACGCGGAGTGCCGCGAAGAACGTGACCTTGTGAAGCGATATGTTGATAAACTTAGAGATATGTTATAAACGTGTGGATAGCTTACATACGGATAAATGGTACATTATAAGTGCAGCAAAGATTAACCTCCTGTGAATCTTTTCTAGCCAATTTACACCTCCCGCGCACGCCCTTAATATAAACGGGTTTATCCCGGAGGTTAATAAAAGCGGGTGAAATTCCCGGCGTGCGTATTGCCAGTTTATTCATCTAGCCGGATTGACTGTGTGATTTCATAGCAATCCTCCTTTCCCCTCATAGCTGATAGGCTGTTAAGGCGGCTTACGACCGCCGTGAGGGTTCTTGCTGTTCACCCCTAGCCAATGCAGCAAGACTTTTCGCATCGAATTCTTTCTCGAAACACCGGTTGCAATATGTAGCCGGTGTTTTAGGACCGTTAGCTCAGCGGTGAGAGCGCTCGGCTCATAACCGGGTGGTCCGGGGTTCGAATCCCTGACGGTCCATTACCCCGCCCGTGGTCTATCGGGCTTAATCCATTACCTGCGGCGGCAGGTCAATAAACACGGCCAGGAGGATAGATATGCAGAAACTTATTGAAACACTTGGATCATTTGGCATCGAAATTCCGGAGGATAAGCAGGCAGATGTAAAAAAGGCATTGTCTGAGCATTACAAGAATGCTGGAGAGGTCTCTAAAACACTGTCAAAGGTCGAAGGCGAGCGTGATAACTGGAAGAGCCGAGCAGAAACGGCAGAAGCTACACTCAAAAAATTTGACGGTATCGATCCGGATAATATCAAAACAGAGCTTGATACATGGAAACAGAAAGCAGCAGATGCAGAGAAAGACTTTAATGATAAAATCTACGAAAGAGATTTTGCGGATGCACTCAAATCTGCGCTGGAGGATGTTAAATTCTCTTCCGAGGCTGCTAAAAAGGCTGTTATGGCAGACATCAAAGCAGCTGGTCTTAAGCTTAAGGACGGAAAGATTCTTGGCCTTAATGACCTGTTGGAGCAGATGAAGAAAGACGATGCATCTGCGTTTGTTGACGATGATCAGCAGGCGGCATTGCAGAGCCAGGCAAGATTTACTACTGGTATCACACATAACAACAAGCCGGGAAAGATGACAAAGGCAGATATCATGAATATCAAGGATGCCGGAGAACGTCAGGCTGCCATTGCAAGCAACATGTCACTGTTTGAGTGATCCAATAACCGACCATGCGCTTTGAGCGTGGCCGCTGACCTACACACCTTTTAACAGCTATAGGTAGAAAGGATTTTTTTATGGCAAAAAATAACCTTATTAAGCAGGAAAACATCCAGGTTCGCGCACGCGAAGTGGATTTTGTTACCCGGTTTGAAAGAAACTGGGAGCACCTGCGTGAAATTCTTGGCGTGCTGAGAATGATTAAGAAAGACCCGGGGTCTACTCTTAAATCTAAGTACGCACAGGGCACTCTTGAGAGTGGAAAAGTTGGAGAGGGCGAGGAAATCCCGTACTCCAAATTCGAAGTTAAAGAAAAGAGCTACGCAGAAATCACCGTAGAGAAGTATGCAAAAGCGGTGTCTATCGAAGCTATCAAGACTTACGGCTACGATGTTGCCGTGGAGCTGACTGACGATGAGTTTCTTTTCGAACTCCAGACCGATGTTACCGGACGGTTTTACACCTATATTAAGACCGGAAGCCTTACCTCTACTGAGAGTACCTTCCAGATGGCTCTTGCTATGGCAAAAGGCCGCGTTGAGGATAAGTTCAAGCAGATGCACAGATCTATCCCGAATGGAATCGTTGGCTTTGTGAACGGTCTGGACGTGTATGAGTACATCGGCGCGGCAAACATTACCGTGCAGAATCAGTTCGGCTTCCAGTATGTAAAGGACTTCATGGGATTCAATACCATCTTCCTGCTGTCTGAGAGCGAGATTCCGCGCGGCAAGGTCATTGCTACCCCGGTAGATAACATCGTGCTGTACTATGTGGACCCGAGCGATTCTGACTTTGCAAAAGCCGGACTGGTTTACACCGTGGCAGGCGAGACCCCGCTCATTGGTTTCCATACCCAGGGCAACTACCACACAGCAGTTTCTGAAGCATTTGCCATCATGGGCATGGTACTGTTTGCAGAGTACCTGGACGGCATCTCCGTTATCAGCTTCGGCGGCTCTGAAACCCTTGGTGATCTGACTGTGGCTTCCGCAGCAGGCACCGATAGCGGAACCACTAGGCTGACCGTTACCCCGGCAAAGGGGAATGAGGGCAATGTATACAAATACAAGGTTGCATCCAGTCAGACAACCGTGGAGTATGGCCAGAATGTAAAGAACTGGAGCGCATGGGACGGCAAGTCCGATATTACCGCTGCAACCGGGCAGGTTATCACGGTAGTTGAGTGCGACAGCACCTATAAAGCACTGAACGCAGGACATGCGACAGTAACCGCAAAGGCGTAAGGAGGGTTCCGGCATGGCATATGCAGACTATGAGTTTTACATAAAATCATTTTTCGGCAATGTCGTGCCGGAATCTGATTTTATGCGGCTGGCTGAGAGGGCGAGCGACTTTATTGACCGCTTGACCTTTGACCGGCTGGCAGACGGATTACCGTCCGATGATCGGCAGCAGAAGCGTATAAAAAAGGCGGTCTGCGCCGTTGCAGAAATGTTGTATCAGATTGATGTGGCTGAGAAAAATGCATTATCAGCGGCGAACGGAACATCAGTCTCTATCCCTGGCGGCTGCACCGCTACTGGCATTGTAACCTCTGTATCATCTGGCAGTGAATCCATTTCCTACGCCACGCCTCAGCAGATCGGAGCAAGTGCAAAGGAATGGAGCGCCGTGTATGCCGCCGCCGGAGACGTACAGAAAACGAACGACTTACTTCTTAAGACAGCTTTGCCACTTCTGATGGGAGTAAGGACAGATGATGGAATACCAGTTTTGTATGCAGGAGTGTGAATATGAAGTTTAGAAAAAAGCCTGTTATCATTGAAGCATTTAAGTATGATGGTGATCTGAAAGACCGGAACGGCTTGTTTTACGTTCCATTTTGGGCGCAAGAAGCTTATAAGAAAGGCATTATGTATTACGGCGCAGAAACTTGTGATTTACCTCCGTGTGAGCTGTATATCGAAACATTAGAGGGAACACATCATGTTTCTGTTGGAGACTATATTATCCAGGGCGTAAACGGAGAACTTTATCCGTGCAAGCCGGATATTTTTGAAAAAACTTATGAGGAGGTGAAAGAGTAATGGAAGCATTATTCGCAAATATGACTTTGATTCTGGCAGTGATCGGGATTCTGGCATTTTGCGTGTCGGTCATCACCCAGGTTTTTAAGGGTGTAGGTGCCCTGTCAAGGATTCCGACCGATGCACTGGTGTTCGTTCTTTCCATCGGTATTACTGTAGCCGCTTTTGTGGCATACATGCAGTATATCCAGATGCAGATATTATGGTACATGATTCTGGCAGCTATCATGGCGGGCTTTATCGTTGCTTTTGTAGCTATGTATGGCTGGGAAAAGCTCACGGAGCTGTGGAAAAGAATGAGTAAGACTGACATTAAAAAGTAATGATCGTCGGGTGATAAAAAATGTATGACAAAACGATAACGGTTTTTAACGGGTATGCCTCAAAAACCACAGGAAAATCATACTGGTATCCGCACATCCTGTCCGGCGTTGATCTGATAACCGACCACGGCGCAATACTGAAAAAGTATGGCCCGGACAGCACCGACAATGCCGCACTGCATATTGCTTACACCCCGAATGGGGAAAAGGTGATGGCGCAGCAGTCGGACGGTTCAGCGGTGCCGTGGTTGCCCCCGAAAGCATGGGCGGCGCAGGTAAATGATGATCTTCCGGACAGCATCACCTTCGGGCCAGAGGACTTTTTCTGGCAGGGTGAATGGACTGGCGGCATGGTTGTGGATGATGATTACCGCGACGGTTTTTACCAGTACATGAACAGCAACCGCGACAATGTTTACAAGATAACCAGTGTAGGTGGACCGTATACGGTTATCCCACATTTTGAAATATTAGGAAAGTAGGCAGGTTTAAGGGGCGGTAATATGGCAAGGAGAAGCAAGCGCTTTTATCTCAAAAATCTGTCATACAATGTTGGCAGCATTCATCTGAAACTCGATATGTCCCGCTTTGAGCGGCAGTTTCAGCAGGCACAATACTATCTGGACGGCGCTGTCATGAACAGTATGGTGCCGTATATGCCGATGGTAACGGGCAGCTTTATCAATACCACCCGTGCTGCCAGTGCGGCGGTACAGGGAAGCGGCTTTGTGTATGCCGGATATGGCCCACAGGGGCGCTATCTGTACGAGGGTAAGGTTATGGTTGATGAACTGACCGGATCACCCTGGGCGCGGCGTGGAGCACGTAAGGTGCTTGTGAGTGAGTACACAGGCAAGACCAACGCACGAGAAAACATCACTTACACGCACCAGGCACACCCAAAAGCACAGGATCACTGGTTTGAAGCGGCGAAGCAGGCAGACGGAAAGACATGGATAAAAGGTGTAAAGCGCATAGCTGGAGGTGGTAAGCGTGGATAAGGTCATAGGGCGGGACGCAAGCGGGTTTGATATTCTCACCCGCGCGGTGAAATCCCTGTTAAATCAATATCCCGGTCTGGAAGATGGCAAGGTCATTAAGTTTGAGGAGCTTGGGAAAGAATCCGGAATAGCCTTTTCGGCTGACAATGGGGCGTTGGTGTACGCAGAATCGGAAGATGTCTGCGGCGGCATCCATCAGCAATGCCAGTATCCGTTTTACATTGTATACCGCACAGCAGCCACAAAAGAACGGCTTAAACTGAATGTACAAGACTTCCTGGACACCCTCGGCAAGTGGATATGCCGGGAGCCTGTTGTTATAAACGGCATTCAGACGCGTCTAGCGGCCTTTCCGGCCCTGTCTGATGGCCGAGTGATAAAACGCATTACCCGCGATAACTCATACGGTTTAGAGCCAAATGAGGAAGCGGTGCAAGACTGGGTACTGCCTGTTACGGTGCAGTACACCAACGACATAAAACCGATTGATTAGAAAGGAACAAAGACATGATTGAACGTAAGTATTTGGCTCACTATGTAGACGCGGCATTCAGTTCTTCTGCCCCGACTTATGTAAGACTCGGCAAAAATCTGGAAGAGTACAACGAAGAGCTGAACCCAGATGTCGAGGTAACAAAGAACATTCTGGGCGAACAGTCTGTACAGCATTCCGGTTATGAAGCGCAGGCAGATGTTGACCCGTTTTACTTCGAAGACTATGATGACGCACTGTCTACTAAGATCATGGAGTTGGCAAACACCAGAGCTACCGGAGATAAGTGTAAGACAACAATGGTTGATGTGCTGTTAAAGCCTGGATTATCTGATGATGCTGCGCCGACTGCGGTATGGGCTTATCGCGAAGATGTATATCTGATTCCGAACAGTGTGGGTGGTGACACTTCCGGCGTGCAGACTCCGTTCACTCTCTATAAAGCAGGAAACAGAGTCAAGGGTACATGGGATGTAAGTAAAAAGACTTTTACCCCGTCTTCCAGTCTGGAGTAAAGGAGGTTATCTATGGCAAGACAGCTTAAGATTGATGACCGGGAATGGATTGAGGTTACCGATGCTGCCGGGAATGTAACTGGTGGCTTTTGGTGGAACCCGTCTGACCTGGACATCATAAAAAGATGTGAAAAAACGCTGAACTTTTTTGAAACTGCACAGATTCCAGATGTTGATTCAGATCTGGATAAGCTTTATGAGTTCACAGATCAGGTGAAGACTGCTTTTGATGAACTTCTGAACAGCAGCGGCGCATCTGATGTGCTTTTCAAAAATGCCAACCCGCTGACTCCGCGACCGGACGGAACTCTTCACTGCCAGTATGTGCTTGATGTACTCGTAGATTTTGTTTCGAAAGAATTTAACACGAGAATCAAAAAGAGCAGCAGCCGGGTAAAAAAATATACGGACAAGTATAAGAGTGCGTAGTGGTTATGATCTTCCTACTTCCATCGAGATCAACGGAGCAGAATATAAGATCAGGACTGATTACAGGACTATTCTGGACATTCTGATTGCCTGCGCCGACCCGGAGCTGACACCATACGAGCAGCAGGAGGTTATGTTTGATATCCTGTATATTGATGGTGAGAGTATTCCACTGAGTGACTATCGCGAAGCGTGCAAGAAAGCCGTGGAATTCATTGACTGCGGCTCCACAGAAGAAAAAAAGAAATCTCCGCGTCTTATCGACTGGCAGCAGGATGCGGGTATTATTGTCCCGGCGGTAAACAAAGTGGCAGGAAAAGAAATCAGAGCACTTGAATATATGCACTGGTGGACATTCCTGTCTTTTTTTATGGAGATCGGGGACGGGCTTTTCTCTCAGGTGCTTTCTATCCGGCAGAAAAAAGCAAAGAGAAAAAAGCTAGAGAAATGGGAGCGGGAGTTTGAAAGGGAAAACAGCTCTCTTGTCAAGCTGGAAAACAAGATGAGCGAGGAAGAAAAAGAAACTATCAGAAACATGGAAAAATGGCTGTAAGGAGATTGTATGGCAGACGGCAGTATCATTATTGACACAAAGATTGATGAAAAAGGTGCGCAACAGGGCGTAAAGGAATTGAAGTCTGCTATTGAACAGCTTACTAAATCCATACAGACCCTGTCCACATCAATAACCACATCTTTCAACGGCATTCGCAATGCGGCCACAAAGGCCGCGACAGATGCAGGGAGCCTTTCTGATTCTTATAAGGATGCGCAGAAGAGCGCGGAAGATCTGCGGAAAGAAGCGGAAAATATAAAGATTGATCGTGGAGAAGACCTTGAAAGCAAGAACATACCGCAGAAAACAGCAATGGTAGATCCAAATAATATTGGATATGACAAAGCAGCTGTTGACTTTGTGAACCAGTATGTCAAGGGCGCGGAGAAGGCAGTTCAATCTACTAATGAATTTAAAAATGAAATCGGAAGATTAAAAGAAAAAATAAAAGAGCTTGAAGGGAACGGGTTATATTTTGGAGATGAAGAATATGACGAAATATATTTGAAATTGCAAAAAGTAAGTCAAGCACTTAAGGATTATAAAAAAGAGCTGACATCTCCGACCCCAAATGCAAATCCATTTGGCCTTAATACCATGTCTGGACAGATTGTGGATTTGCAAAGCAAACTTCAAAAACTCATTGACACTGGGAGAAATTTTGGAGATGAGGAATTTGACAAGGCCTATCTTGACCTTCAAAAAGTAAAGCAGGCTCTTAAGGATTACAAAAAAGAGCTTGTTTCTCCGACTCCAAATGCCAACCCATTTGGACTTAATACGATGCAAGGGCAAATTTTTGACTTACAAGGCAAACTCAAAAAGCTCATGGCAACTGGAAAAAATTTCGGAGATGAAGAATTTGATAAAGCATATTTAGATCTTGAAAAAATGAAACAAGCGCTTAAGGACTATAAGAAAGAACTTACGTCTCCGACACCAAATGCAAATCCGTTTGGACTTAATACGATGCAAGGGCAAATCGTTGATTTACAGAATCGGTTGAAAAAACTTACGGATTCTGGAAAAGGGCTTGGTGATGCACAGTATGATGAGGTTTATGTAAAACTAGCAAAAGCAAAAGAAGCAGCAAAAGAATATGCATCAGAACTGACTAAGATTCAAAACACTGAGCCTAAGCCTAGTATATTTGATGGCTTAATATCAAAACTTTCCGTTTTGGCAAAAAAAGCGCGTTCAGTTGTTTCTATGTTTGGAAAAATGGTTGCCTCAAATATTGCTAATGGTATTAAAAAAATATCATCCGGCATTCTAGGCATCCATAAAGCATCCAATAAGAGCACCATAAGTATAGGCAAGTTACTAAAGTATTTATTCGGCATCCGGAGCCTGTATGTGCTGTTCAACAAGCTCCGAAGCGCCCTTGTGGACGGATTCAAAAATTTAGCCCAGTATTCCGGCAGCACCAATGGTGTTATATCCGGCTTGATATCTTCGCTCACGCAGCTTAAAAACAGCTTTGCCACTGCGTTTGCTCCAATACTGACAGCGGTAGCTCCTGCGCTGAATTATCTTATCAGCCTTCTTAATTCAGCTGTTACCGCCATAGCGCAGTTTATGGCAGCGTTGACAGGCCAGAAAACATTTACAAAGGCAACCAAAGTCCAGCAAAACTACGCGGAATCTCTGAAAAAGACCGGAGGGGCCGCAAAAGAAGCCAAAGGCGAACTTGCATCATTTGATAAACTGAATGTCCAGAAAGATGAAGATTCTGGAAGAGGCGGAGGTGGCGGCGGAGCATCACCAGCAGATATGTTTGAAACGGCAGAGATTGAAAGCCGGTTTAAACAGATGGCCGATAAGATTAAAGGCTTTATTAAAAGCGAGGACTGGTCCGGTCTTGGTGCGTATATGGCAGATGGCATTAATGCAGGTCTGCAAAAAATATATGATGCAATCAACTGGGACAATGTCGGACCGAAGATCACATACTTCGTAAACGCATTTACAGAGACATTCAACAGCCTTGTTGATAACATCGACTGGGATTTACTCGGCAGAACGCTCGGTGCTGGCCTTAATACTCTGGTAAACACCCTGCTTTTATTCGTGGACGGCATCGACTGGAAAAATCTTGGCGCAAAGCTTGCCATAGGTGCAAACAGTCTCGTTGATGAGATTGACTGGTGGAAACTTGGCCGATTATTCATTGCAAAATTCAACATCCTTGCTGAGATGCTTGATGGCTTTTTCAATGGCAATGGAGACAGTGCTGGATTCGACTTTTTAAAGCTTGGAATATCTCTTGGAAATGGCATCAATGGCGCTATTGATTCTATTGATCCGCATGTGTGGGCCGGAGCATTAGGCGGTGCTGTAAAAGGATTAATCGATACGCTTGTCGGAACTCTAGCCGGGGTGGATTGGCAAGAAATTGGAACAAAAATAGCAGAGTTTATAGGCTCTATTGATTACGGAGGAATACTTGCATCTCTTGTTCGTGGCATTGGTCCTGTTTTTGGCGCGATAGGGGGAATTATAATTGGACTCCTTAAGCCTGGTTGGAATGCAGCTGTGACGTGGTGGAAAGAAACGGCATTTAAAGACGGTCAATTTACCATGCAGGGATTAAGAGATGGAATTAACAAAGCATGGGCCGATATAAAAACATGGGTTAAAGAGCACATATTCCAACCGTTTATTGACGGATTTAAGCTAGCGTTCGGCATTCATAGCCCATCAACTGTTATGGCAGAAATGGGCGGCTATTTGATGGATGGTCTTATCAATAAGATAACCGATATGATACCGAATCTTATAGCAAAAATCACCGATATTAAAACAAAAATGTCAGAAAAATGGGATGAAGTTAAAGAAAACGCTAGTGAAAAGTGGGATGACATTAAGAAAACTATCTCAGAAAAATGGGACAAAATCAAAGAAGATTCTGGCACAAAAGTAGATGAGTTTAAGAAAAAAGTCAGTGACGCATGGGATTCGTTGGGAGAAAAAACCTCGAATATATGGAACGGAATATGGGATACCATTAATGGTGTTATCAAAAAGATAAGTGGAATTGGTAGTAACATATGGAACGGTCTGACAGGCGGATCTTTAGGCATCTCAGAGTATTCTTTACATACTTCTGTTCCAAGCGTAGCAAGTGTTTCTTTGCCGCACCTGGCATCCGGAACTGTAGTGCCGCCGCGTGCCGGAGAATTTGCCGCAATCCTTGGTGACAACAAGCGAGAAACGGAAGTTGTGTCACCTCTGTCAACCATGAAAAAGGCCATGATAGAAGCTTTACAGGCTGTTGGAATGGCCAACAACGGCGGAGACATAGTTGGATATATTTATCTGGACGGAAAAGAACTTGGGAACTCGACTGTTAAATTTGTCCGGCAGGAAACAAAGAGAACCGGAAAGAATCCGGTGTTGGTGTAGGAGGTACATATGCAGCAGGACTATAAAGGGTATCTTGTTAAGTTTGGGAGCATGGCGCTCCCAAACGCTTTCCTGACACGGTACGTTTCTACACCGGATCAGCGAACAGAAAAAAAAGCGTGGCGCGATAACAACAACGATTTACAGCGTGTTACCTCTCCAAACTTTAAAACAACATTAAAGCTGGAGATCCGGCCATTATCACAAAAAGAAAAGGATTTATTCAATTCCTTAAAAGCAAATGGCCTCGTTGACAAAGATCAGCGGAAGTATACAGTGACATACTGGAATCTGGATACAGGAATTTACGGATCAGGGTATTTTTATGTACCTGATACCGAGTTTGCTATATCTCATATTGCAGATAACGACACAGGAGAAATGTTTTACGAACCATTTACCTTGGAAATGATACAGTATTAGAGGTGGGCCATATGATAGACATTGAACAGAAATATAAGGATTTATATCAGACATATGGTGGAAAAAAACTGCGCCTTGTGTTTTTTAAGGAAGACTACAGGGCGCTGTATCCGTCCGAAACATTGTATCCGTCCGAAACATTGTATCCGTCTGAGCTGTCAGCGGATAGCATTGATTTTGAAATCACAGACGATATGATATCTTCGGAATCCATGACCATTACGGAATCCATAAGTACATCGGATGATCTGGATTTTGGCGCATGCGAATCAGCAGAATTTGAGATAACTGTATCCGGGCTTGATCGGAACATATCAAAAAGAGAATTTATGGTATTGGAAGATATTGGTGATTATTCCATGTCACTTGGTCTTTATACAGTTTCATCAACTCCAAAGCAGGACGATAAGGACACCAGAAAAATCGTAGCATATGACCGGATGCAGCTTTTTGATGCTGATGTTTCCGGCTGGTATAATTCAGTTGATTTCCCAATCAAATTGTCGGATTTCACAAAATCTCTTTGCGCTTTTGTAGGAGTCCCGGTGTTAAACGCGGCTCTTGTCAATGATGATCTAGAGATAACCAAAACCATACAGCCTATCACCTTAAATGGGCGCGATGTACTTAAGTATATATGCCAAATTAACGGAGTTTTCGGAAACATAACAAGAAACGGCGAGTTGCAATTTATAAGCATTCCAAAAACGGATGATATAACAGATACCATAACTGTTTATCAAAGCTCTGAAAGCGAAGAATTTATGGTGCCTGACATAGATACTGTGCAGATTCGGCAAGAGGAAGGAGATATAGGTGGAACGAGTGTAGGTGATGGCGAGAATGTGTATATCATTGAGGGAAATCCTCTTGTATACGGAAAAACCACATCCGAACTTATCAGTATAGCCAATGCCATAAGAACAGCAATAATCGGTTTGTCATATACGCCTGCATCAATAACAACAAATGGCGCTCCGTGGCTTGAAGTTGGTGATCGAGTTATAGTTCAGACAGTGGACGGCCCAGTAAACACCATAATATCTAAACGTACTCTTAGCGGAATACAGGGTGCAATGGATACTTATGAAAGTCAAGGAAGTCAGAATCTCACACAATCCTTTAGCATAGAAAGCACTATAGTACAGCTTCAAGGAAAGACTGCAAAGCTAGTAAGAACTGTCGAAGAGGTTTCGAATACATTAAAAAATGTTGAAAGCAATACGGAATCTCGTTTCACCCAGATGGCGGGGGAAATATCATTAGAGGTATCGAGAGCTACAGGTGCGGAAGAAAAGCTGTCATCCAGAATATCACAGACAGAATCCAGCATAACAGCCAAAGTCAGCAAAGGGGATGTATCTGCGCAGCTTTCCATTGAGAGCGATGGTGTTAATATAATAGGCGACCGTTTTAGTTGGACAGCAACAAATTCATCCTTAACAGCGGACGGTACGTTAACGGTATCTAAGGGGCTTTTTAAGGGGTCGATAGATGTTGGTAATGGTCAATTCACTGTTGATTCATCAGGAAAGGTTATTGCTAAAAGTATTCAAATTGGATCCACTTCGTCAACCAATACTGGATACTTTTCCACGCTAATAGCAAGTTCCCACACCTGTAACAATTTAATAGTCCAAGACAGTGCTAATATAAACGATTTGACGGCAGGGTATATAGTTTGTAACAGCAGCATTCAGTGCAGTAGAATATACAGTTCTGTTGCCGGAGAATGGTGGAGTGATAAGCGCCTTAAGCATGATGTTAATTCGATATCTCCAGAGCTTGCTTACAACATTGTAAAAAAGCTTAGGCCGGTATCGTTCAAAATGAACAATGGAAATGAACCAGGAGTCGGTTTTATAGCGCAAGAGGTATTGGATCTTTGCAAAGAACTTGGCATTAATCTCCCATTGTACGGACGATATAAAGGATATTTGACCATTCCGTATCAGAACTACATAGCTATATTGACCTGTGCAATGCAATATATCATAGAAAACGAGGTGGCGCAGAAATGACGAAGGTAAGCTACAATGAGGATGATGTAAAAACATTGGCTGTGCTTTTGAATTCGCTCAATGTTTCCGGATTACAGAATATGAAAGTAATATGCCAAATGGCTGATATTCTGGATCGCGGAATTGTTGTGAAAGAGAGGGAAAACGATGAAGCTGACTGACCTTTTTTACGCTGTTGTAGGCTGGCTTAACTGGCCCTCAACATCTACGGCGCTTGGTCAAAAAAACCTGCGTCACATGGACAACGGTATACTCCAGTGCGCTCAGTATATTCTCGCATTGTCGCAAGACAAGTTGGAGGTATCGGATGCAGCCGGATTTATAACCGGATGGACCATAGATACCGACACCTGGATTGTTACTGTTACTCATAGAGATGGCAGCACGGAAAGCTATGACTTCCCAATTGAGATGATGCCTACACGCATCGATCTCGATGATGACGACAACCTTGTGTTGGTGCAGCAGGACGGAACAACTAAAAAGATAAGCTTCCAGCGGTTTGTTTACAGCGTGGATAATACCGCGACCATCGCTATGAAGCTTAATGGAACAAATATAAGCGCAGAAGTAAGAGATGGATCAGTAACGCTTGACAAACTGGAGCCTACAGTGATGCAAACCTTACGCCAGTATATGCTTGATGCACAGAGTTATGCAGCGAATGCAAAAACATACCTTACGGCATCTGAAAGCTTTGCTCACGGTGGGACTGGATCCAGAGAAAACGAAGAAACCGATAACTCTATGTACTACTGCCAAAAAGCAAAAGAAAGCGCAGACAAGGCTGGAGCATATGCAGATATCGTTTTCCCTACGTTTTCTTTAAACATCTCAACTGGTCATTTAGAATGTGATCAGGGAAAAAACGTAACGGTATCAATGGAAAACAATCATGTGTTTGTGGAGGTATAAGACATGGGAAAAACAGACCTTGGTAAATGGATGATAACCAATGGTGGCGAATATAGCGCAGACGCAACTTATGAACAGCTCACGATGGTCAAGTATGGCAACAGCACATACATCACTTTAAAAACAGTTACCGGTATCACTCCGGTTGATGACAAGATCAACTACCAGCTAATGGCGCAAGGCTTTGATGCTACAGCTTTATCCGCTGTGCAGGCAGAGGATACGCAGGGGCTTTGTGGGGAAAAGGGAAATGTTGTAACAGCGCAGTCTCTTGTTGATGCCCTGGCCGACAAGGTCATTAATACGGTTATGGCAAAGATCGGTACCGCTGCGCTGACCGGCGGTATGACAGATTTATCCAGTGGTCTTAATAAGTTAAATAGTAATTTAAATGGCTTTCACGTATACGCTAATATTTCTGATCTAGGGCTTTCAAACGGTGTTACAGTGAATGATATATTGTCAAAGATGCCTGAACCATCAATGGGATTCTTTTATGTTTTTGATAATAACATCAATAAACTCCCTATAACAACACAGGCGAATTTAATAATATTTAAGAGCGGATCGGCAAGTGATATCGTCGAACGTTCAATCTGGACAGGCGAAACATACTTTGGAAAATACGGAGGTGCTAATAAAGTGGAATCTTGGGTACTGATAAAGTGATTTATTAAACCATTTTTTCAAGCTGAACATGATAACTCGTCCATATATTACGATTACCATCATAATAAACTAGAATACGTTCAGAAGCATCGTACTTAGTATATTCCTGTATTAAGTATTGAGATC